TGCTGTAGATGCCAGGTCGCCGTTCTTGTTGGACAGTTCCAGTACGTAATCATGTTTGTCCTTCATGGCCTGGTATTCTAGAAATTCGTTATAGGTACTTTCGGGCATACCTACGGTTTCAATTAAATGAGAATATGCAGCAATGTGCAGGGCTTCGCGAGCAGCAAAGCCCATGAGCATCATGCGTATCTCGGGTTGAGGAAAGTAAGGCAAATAATTCTTGACATAACCGCCAGCCACATCTATGTCGCCCTGTGTAAAGAAACGAAATATGTTTGTAAGGAACTGTTTTTCTTCATCTGTAAGTTTCTTTTTCCAATCTTTAACGTCTTCGGCCATGGGAACTTCGGAATGAAGCCAATGTGCTTGTTCATGTTTGAGCCAGGCATCATAGGCCCAGGGATAATTAAAGGGCTTGAAGTGATTGCGATTGTCGGTTAGTCTAGTTTTTGCCATGATTGCCTTATTTAGGTAATGGTCCTACGTATTTTGTATATGCTGCGGTCCAGTCAGCTGCAACGTCTTTCTGTACATCAGCTGCATTAACTTTACCATCGCAGATTAACTTGTGAAGTTTGTTCTCAAGTGCATCTTTGGTATGAGCATTCAATGGTTTAGTTGTATAACTTTGTGGCCAAAGATTTTTGATGTCATTAGCGCCACCTAATTCTAAACTGATTAAATGATCGATTTCGTACTTGTCTGATTTTGGATCAATCTTGTATGCAGCAAATACCTGTTTCTTTACGGACTCAGGTACATTGCGAATACCTGGCTGACCAGTATAACCGCTTACACAGTATTCTTTTGGTGTAACCTTGGTGTTAACTACACCTGGTGTTAATTTTGCGTCTGGTTTAATTGGACTTTCTGCCAACACTGATGTTGCAAATGTAGCAAAACCCAATACTACTAATAATTTCTTCATGTTTACTCCTTGGTTAATAATTCAGGTGAATGTTGTGGTATACTTGACTCTATGTTTAGATTTTCTTTGCGACGTTTTTCTAATTCATAGGTGCGTCTTCGTAAATCACTACTGCTATATGTATGCTCTCGGGGATGATAGTATAATTCTATGCCCCGATCAATACAATATTGTTTACCCGTAAAGTCTCGATTCAGATACTCTTCGGATAGAAATCTTATGTGCATGGTCTGAGTCTTGATCAAATTCAACAACTCTTCTTCGGTGTCATAGACCAGAATTTCATCCACGTAGCGGCAGGCCTGTAATTGTACATAGCGTTCATAGATGCTCTGTACGGGTACATTTTTTACGCCTGGTCTATCTATGGCTGGATTGGTCTGCAGTGCAACTTTTAAATAATCACAGCGTTCCTTTTCCATCTTTAGCATGGTTACATGACCTGCATGAAGCAGATCAAAACTACTGCAATTGAATCCTATTTTCATGATTATCCTTCACAGGCTATGCAAACACCATCATCGGCATTGGCCAGGGCTGTCAGATCAATTTCTTTGATTACTTCTCGCTCAATGCGTTTGCTTACTTTATCAGCCTTGGCAATTTTATCGCTGCGGCAATAATACATGGTCTTGAGTCCCTGTTTCCAGGCTTGGAAATGCACAGCATGTATGTATTTGATGTTGCTGTCGGGTCTGAAGAACACATTTAGGCTTTGAGCCTGGTCTATGTATTCCTGACGATCCGCAGCATGCTGTACTACCCAGCGCTGATCAATCTCCATGGCAGTCTTGAACACATCCTTGGTCCAGTCATCTAAATAATCCAGATGCTGTACAGATCCATCATTGGCAATGATGCTACTCCAGGCTTCATCATACTTATCACCGGCCTTTTCTTTGAGTATGATGTCCAAATACTTGTTCTTGTTTAAATGGGATCCTGAAAGTGTATCTTGACGATAAGCATTAGCACGATAAGGCTCGATGCTAGGACTAGTATTTCCCATGATGATACTAGTTGAGGCATTGGGAGCAATAGCGAGCATATGACTAAAACGGTTCCCAGTGCCCACTGCATCAGGAGCTTCGCCACGAGCCGTACCAAGGGTTTTGTTCGCAACATCTAATTGTTTCCTTACATGACTAAAAATTTGTTTGTTTAAGCTCACAGCCAGGGCGCTTTCCCATGCTAGATTTCTTTTTTGCAAGAGCGCGTGCCAGCCAAGTGCGCCAATGCCGATACTGCGCTCCCTAGCAGCACTAAACTTAGCACGCTTAATAACATCAGGGGCATTATCAATAAAATACTGCAGCACATTATCAAGCATCTCAGCAATATCAGCCAGGAACTGAGGTTCTGTTTTCCAGTCATCATAATACTCCAGGTTAAAACTACTCAAACAACAGACCGCAGTGCGCTCTTCGTTGGTAGGTAAAATAATTTCTGAACAAAGGTTACTCTGATGAATCTTCAGGCCATGATCTTTTAACCATTGAGGTAACTGACGATTGCTTTCATCTATGAAGTGCAGATAGGGTTCACCAGTCTGCATGCGCATTTCCAGGATACGTTGCCAGAGTTCTTTGGCACTGACCGTTTCACGTATTTCCTGACTATGAGGATCTACCAGATTCCAGCTGTCATCAGCATCTTTATCCAGCATGCACTTTTCTATGATCTGCATAAAATCGTCGGTGATGTTGATGCCATGATGCATGTTCAGACATCGCATGTTCTGGTCGCCTGTGGGTTTACGCATTTCCAGGAACATTAGTATGTCAGGGTGATTAATATCCAGGTAAGCAGCATATGAACCGCGTCGTGTACGCCCTTGGCGATAAGCCAGGCTACTAGCATCATACATTTTAAGATGAGGCATAACGCCTGTAGACTTGTCGTCAGCACTTCTAATCCCAAATCCGATCCCAACACCTCCACCAAGCATACTAAGCCAATTAGTTTCAGACAGGTTTTCAACTAGTCCCTCCGCAGTGTCTTCGATAAAGTTCAGGAAGCAGCTAATAGGAAGACCTCGTTTACTGCGACCAAATGATAAAACTGGAGTAGCATAACTAAGCCAATGACGACTAGCATAATCATAGAGCCTCTGAGCATGCTCAGGGTTACTTCCAAATGTTGTACTTACAAATGCAAATCTATGCTGGGGACTGGTTTCATCATCTCTCAAATAGCTTTCTTTCATTCTTAACAAACCCAATTCGTCGAATAGGGCATCTCGTTCGAGATTAATTTCCAGACCCAAATATTGCATGAATACTTCCTTTAGTAAAATTCTATTATATAATGACGACCATCAAGAGTCAATCAGGGATTGATTTTTTTCTGTTCTCTGACCCAATCCTGCAGAGCTTTTAATTGCTCTCGGACTTCGTAGAAGGTTCCGTAGTTGAGGACGGTGGTGTCGAGGAGCTTACTGAGCGTAACGTTGCTGGCTCCTTTAATAGCTCCGCTGGCGGGGTCGGGAAGCTCGTTTTGACTGGCAGCATCGTGGAGCACGATGGCAGATTGAGGGATAGTACAATTAGCATCAGCGGCCTGAGTAACAAACTTGGTAACCTGTTTCTGAATTGCATTTGATTTTTCCTTTACGATCTTGGTGCGTTCTATATACTTGTAGACTACTTTATGACTTGCCTGATCACTCTTAAGCTGTAACTGAGCTATCTGATGTTCAGTTTCACGGGCCTTGTATCGCCAGCTCATTTCGGTAACAAATCCACCTTCGAGGAAAATACCAGCCATGAATATGATGCTGGCCAGACCTTTGATCATTAGACCATAGTTGCTGATAAAGGGTATTCTATAGGCTATGGCGCCCAGAAATCCCAGACCTATGCCCAGGGCAACTATAAAATGAACAAATAACTGATACCAGGTATCTGGTATGAAATGTAAAAACCACATGATTAAACCCTCTTAGTATATATATTATTCGGACTGTGTTTTGTCTAAAAGCGGAAATATTTTTGCTATGACTTTAGCACATTCTCTGGCTATTTCAGCATGTTCTTGCTGGGTGCCATGACCGTCTCTTACATCTATATAGTGAATCCAGCTTCTTAGGGTTCCATTAACATACATGCGACTATTGGTCAGCCCTTCGGGTAATACGGCTCGGGCCTGTTCCTTGGCTATGCCATTTCTTATGGCCCATTTGTACAGGTCGTCGGCTTCTTTGATAAAGTCCTGTTGCTTTTTGATCCATTGATGTTCCACATAGGCCTGCTCAATGTTGCTTTTATCCACAGCCACGCTGTTTTGTCGGTTCACGGGATCCTGCAATCTACAGGCTCTTATGCTATAATCTAAATTGCTGCCAGCGTCCGTAGGGTCAGCATAGCGCTGACTGAACTCCTGAAAGCTAAAACTGCGATGACGCAGAATCTGACGAGCTATGTCTCGGGTTGTAACAATTTCCAAACACACATTGACCATTTCAAATGGACTCCAGTGTTTATGTTTAATCATGTATTCTAATAACTTGGCCGAGGTAGCTGAATTGGTCTGATTGCCTGGATTGCTGACCCTGGCACAATAGGCTATGAGCTCCTGCAGATCCTGAGCCTGTGTTTTATCCAGAGCATCTGCATGAGGTTGAGTATAGCTGATAAGATTTACGGTTGCCATTATACTTTCTTCCATTCGTTGAATTTAATCTGAGCTGTGAGTCCCTGATAGCTATGACCATCTATGATGTTCTTGGGTATGCCACCTATGATGACCAGATCATTGATGTCCTTGGCACTGGTATACTTGGGCCAGACAAAACTTCTATATCCATCCTGTATGATGTCCTGGTGTATTTTTACTACTTCGCTGTTGCGTGGCTGATTGTCTATGATCACAGTTGTGGTGTTGCGATCCAGACCTAGACTTCCCAGTTTTCCAAATCCAGTACCACCCACAGCAATGCAATTAGCAAGAAAAAGACTATCAATAGGACCTTCACATACATATATGGGTTTGCTTCTATCCAAAAGTTCCAGACCAAAAATCAGTGGTGCAGCTTCTACTACTCGTATGGTTATATATCTGAGCGTTTCACCACGCAGTCCACGACAGCTAACTCCCACTAACCTTTTGTTGGCATCATAAAAAGGTATGACCAGGCGAGGTTCATGAGTCTGTATGGTGTTCTGATAGCGTTCGTGTATGGCCTCGATCTTTTTGATGTCATCTATGTAGTATAGACGGCTCAGCTGATTCTCTGGTATCTTTCGTAATGCACAGAACTCTCGCACTTCGTGCGACTCTGCTAGCTTATCCAATCTCACACAGAGCCGTTCCAGTATGTCTGATTCCGGTGGTGGTTGGAACACCGGAGCTTCAAACTTGAAGTCTGGAGCAGCATGCGGACGTCGATTCTCGCCATTGGCATAGCGTTCTAGAGCATATTCACGATACACATTGCCATCGAAGTTTTTTAGGAAGGTGCCAAAATGCTGGCTGGCATCACAGTTATGACACTTGTAGAATAGATCGTTTGATTGACGATAAAAGTAACCACGCTTCTTTTTCTTAGAAGTCTGACTGTCGCCACAGATAGGGCAACGACAGTTGTATAGATAATCGCCTTTGCGCTGAAACCCACCAATGCGACCGCCGATCTGATTTAGATATTTTACGTCAATGAATAAACTCATAGTAACATTATATGGCGATAGTTAATTTTTGTCAATAAGAATAAAGAAATAATATAATTACATGAACCACTACACGCTCATGATAAGATATCTGTCAATAGAAGTCAATAACTATTTAGGCAGCTGGGCTAAATGTAAATGTTCCTGCTGTATTAACTAGAGTAGTACCAGTGTTGTTTGGTGCAAGACCAGGTGATATACCATCACCTCCATAATTTCCACCAACAGAACCAGCAGGGTTTAAATGAGTTGCTGCATAGCCCGGTCTGCCTCCTATACCATCGTTTTCATATCTATTTCCCCAGCCACCAGATGCACCACCACCAGAAGCTACTATACCACCGGTTGAATTTATTAGAGTAATGATTGCATGATTGCCAGTGTAATCCAAAGCATAACCACCATTACCTCCAGCGCCACCACCAGAGTTGTTACCAGCTTGCCCACCCGCTCCACCACCACCACCTGTAATTAAACCGGTTGAATAATTGTTAATACTTATGTTAGTAGCACCTACATTGCTGAAATATAAAGCAGTACCACCAGGACTTCCAGATCCACCTGACCCAGATCCCCCATAATAATTATAACCAGGTGTTGAACCTCCTGCGCCAGGGCCAGTGGGATAACCAGTTCCATTATAACCATTGGTAAATGTTGGTGTAACAAATGAACCAACATAGTTTCCTGGATACGGTTGAGCAGCAGCACCTCCGTTATTATTGGAACCTGCTGCGCCTCCACCACCTACAATTGTACCATAGTTATTAATTGTTATAGTATCACCAGCTACAAACCCACTAAAAGTAACAGCAGGAGTTGCTGTATTTGACGCAGAAACAACTATGCCGGCGTTTACATTATAAAAAAAGTTTGTTTTTCCAGCTACATAGTTTGAACCCAAACTAGCAGGCGAAATTGCAACATTTTGTGTGTTGCTGCTTTGAGTTATGGTTATGGGGTATCTGTCATTGGTAACTACACTGATCTGTAGGAATCCATCATTGCCATTTTTGTAAATGTCAGGTCCAAATAACCAAAATCTACTACCACCATTGCCCGAAGTATTAACGCCAGAAACGGTTTTACCAGCATAGATGCTTAAAGTAGAACCTGGCACAACGAACCCTGGGACCACACCCAAAGAATTTTGTGTGGCATAACAGGCAAACCCACCATAGCCGCCCTTCATGACATAGGTTATGATAAAATCACCACCATTACCATTGTTATAAGGAGCTGAAGCTGCACCTGAAACATAATCTGGGCTGGTGGTCAAAGCCGAATAAACACCACTAAGTGCGCCCACACCACCATTGTTATAATTGGCATTATAGTAATTGGTAAAATATTTTGTATTGCTGGGCTGAGTATTATCCGTTGTGCTAACCTGGTTAGTAGCCGCACTTGAACTACAACCACTGGGAACAGTGTTACTGCCACCACCTGATCCACCAGAACCGCCGGTTGCACTAGGAGCACCCTGACCGCCTGCACCACCAGCTGCTACTACTATGACACTGCCTGTAGAACTATAAATTACTGTGGCTCCACCACCCCCACCACCGCCGGCATTGGCATTGGTTGTTCCTGCTGCGCCTGTATAGGTTGAATAGGCTGAACCAGCTGTGCCGCCAGTGCCAGCATTCCAGCTCTGTAAACCAGTCGCACCCCCACCACCTACCTGAAAATACAATACCTGTCCGGGACTGACTGCTAGGTTGCCCTGGACCACCTGACCCGCAGTACTGTCTGCACCTGGGTAGGCTGTTGATCCAGATGCATAACTGCCGCCGGTGCCGCCAGATGCTCCGCGCGCTATGATGTTTAATCTTTGTACACCAGCGGGAACTGTGAATGAATTTACAACTCCAGGAGTATTATAGGTAAGAGTTACTGCTGTAGTGTCAGGATAAAAGGTTTTTCCTACACCATTTTGAATAATTATGCCATAGGTAGGACTTTTCCATACTCCACCTTGCTTGACATAAATCTGATTGACTTGTTTCCAGGTGCCAGCCTGTTTGACCCATAATTTAGGCACAATTACACCTGATACCAGACATCGCCGTCAGCTCCGCCCGACGGTGCACTGCTTGAAATAGTTCTAACACCATATCCATTGCTACTAACTGCTATGGCAGCTATGCCTGGCGCTACAGTCACCAGACTGGTTCCGTCTACTCGAATTATGCCAAATACACTGGAAGTTGCTGATGGATAAACTGCTACACTGATTACACCACTGGTTACCAGTATGCTGGTGCCATCAGGGCGAACTATGCCAGCCTGAGAGCTGTTACCAATGTTTACGCTAACAGTACCGTTTTGATCTACATTTAGGGTGGTGGCATCAACTCGGACTACACCAACAAAGCTGCTGGTAGCTGTTCCCAGTGTGGCTCCACGTCCGGCCTGTTTTACACTTGAATTTGAAGCAAATCCTATGCTCATTAGATCTCACTCCCAAAAAGACTAAAACTTATGCTGGATGTGCTGGCCTGTACGTTGACCTGATCTGCAGCACTTAGGGCTATGCCTATGGTTAGGAATAGGCTGTCATTGGGGTATATGATCTGATCATAGAGTATGTAATTCTGAGCTGCGGTAGATACACCTAAGGGGCAAACCGATACTCGAACCGCACTGGTTACTGAACCCTGATTACAGACACTAAGTGTGCTGCAAAAAGCTTGTGT